TGTGGCTATATAATGAGATAGCCCAAAGCGAATCTCCACCAGACGCGATTGCTTTGGAGTATCAAATTGGCTTGCTCGCATCAGAAGAATATAAAGGTGCGCCGAAATTCCTTAACCCTGTAACCATACCTGCGTTCGCCTACAGAACATTCATGCACAACTATAAGTTTTGGCAGGATACATTAGCAGGGATATACATCCCAGTCTCTGATGAGTACTCAAGGCGGCTTAACGAAGCTCACACTAAGGTGTTTTCTTTTGCTCACACCTACATTAACAACTGGGAGCATCACTTACGATTAACCTTCTTCTCCAAGAAAGCTACTTCGGAAGAGTTTTCGTTTGATCCCAACCTATTGGTTGGTGAAGACACCATGCAGTACAACAACTTGAAGTACGCATGGAGCCAAGGTGATATTGATTTACGACACCTGCACGAGCTTTACCCAACGTATGTGTATGACCAAAGGTTAGATGGCGTAGTTTGCTACGCGAACAGAAGAGACGAGGACTGGGGTACTGTGGATTGGATGGACGCGCTTGGCGTTGAGTATGACAGGGTGGTTGCAGAGGGTAGAGCTGTTGCGGAAAAGCCCCCATATGTAGTTTTGCCAGATTTCCCTGCCGACTATGTACCCGACACTGACGGGCTTGTTAACTACCCGCATAAGCCGCCTAGGTACTAGAAGTGCAGCTGGTATTCGCACTAATTGTTCTTCTCGACGGTGAAGTTGACGCGAACGCCACTAGCTACTGGGAAGGTTTGGCTCGGTGCCGCTGGTATGCGGAAGAACTAACGATACAAGGAACCCGACGTAAGTACCACACCCCCGTACACGCTTACTGTAAGCCTGTTTTTGTAGACCCAACAAAGGTAATTATCTATGATTGATCCTATTACTGCTGTTGCTATGGCTACCAGTGCCTTTAAAATGGTACAGAAGATGGTATCTGCTGGCCGCGAGATCGAAGACACACTGGGGCAAGTAGGCAAGTGGTACGGAGCCGTGAGCGATTTCAATGAGGCTAAACGGCAGGCAGAAAACCCCCCACTGTTTAGGCGGATAGTCGCCTCCCGGTCTATTGAGCAGGAAGCTATGGAGATGTTTGCTAATAACAAGCGTATCCAGCAACAAGAGAAAGACTTGCGGGAGTTACTTATGTACACTTATGGGGCTACCGCGTACCAAGAGCTTTTAGGTATGCGCAGGAGCATACGAGAGCAGCGTGAGAAAGTGCTCTACGCCCAAGCCCGTAGGCGCAAAAATTTCTTATGGAACTCAGTTGGTTTCACTGTAATCGCCGCCATGTCATATGCGGTATACGCGATATTCTCGTCTATAATAGAGGTTTCACAATGAGCATAATGTCCTTAATAGGCCCAGCAACTAAATTACTGGATAAGTTTATACCTGATGCGGATACCAAACAGAAGATCGCTCACGAACTTGCAACAATGTCAGAGAAACACGCGCAGAGTATTGCACTGGCGCAAATCGAACTCAACACCGCAGAAGCCAAAGGAAACTGGTTCCAATCGGGCTGGAGGCCAGCAACCGGGTGGGTTTGCGTTGCCGGTTTTACCGTGAATTTTCTGATCTCACCGCTGGCTGCTGCATTTGAGATAACTATACCCCAAGCGGACACGACTGTAATGTTGCCGGTACTACTCGGCATGTTGGGCCTAGGTACTATGCGTACTGCTGAGAGGCTAAAAGACAAAGGAAAAAAGTAATGAACACGTCTCAAGAAGGCATCGACCTTATAAAATCATTCGAAGGCTGCGAGCTAACTGCGTACAGATGTAGCGCCGGTGTATGGACTATAGGATACGGCCACACGAGAGACGTAACAGAGAGCGATACATGTACCCAAGCTAAAGCAGAGCTACTACTAAAGTCTGACTTATATGAATTTGAGCGGTACGTGAATAACTTAGTAACCGTGCCCCTGACGCAGTGTCAGTTCGACGCGATGATTTGCTTTACGTATAACCTAGGGCCGACTAACCTTAAAGAGTCTACGCTGTTACGGGTTCTTAACTCAGGCGACTACGAAGCAGTGCCCGCACAGCTAATTAGGTGGGACAAAGTTAATGGTAGGCCGCTAGCTGGGCTTACAAGGCGTCGTATTGCGGAAGTTGACCTGTGGAATAAAGGCCTACCGGAGTAGGCCGATACACTAGTTACTCGTCGCTCACGGTCTCCATGAGCCTAGCTAAATACCAGCCAGCTTTCTGTAAGTCTTGTAAGGGCTTATCAGGGTGCTTACTCTCGTACCGCCACAGGTATTTCATGCAGTTGCCTTTGAGGTATCCTTTGTATGCAATATTAGACATGGACTCCTTAATTGCATCAATACACTCAATATCTCCAGACTTGTAGTGGTCTGGGTCTATAGCATCACTCTCTACTTCTGCCATATCTATATACACCTGCATTAAGGACTCGTCTATTGGCCCTTTACTGGGTTCGACTGCGGGTATTTCTATCCGCAGCCTTTCCCAGTCGTTCAAGGTTAGCTTGTGGTCTGTCACTCTGCTACCTCTTCAGCCTCTTCAGCGACTACTTCTACCTTTAGCCGCTCAATAAACCCTTTCTCAGACATAGCTAGTTGGTCTAACCTAGCGCGGGTTTGGCGGGTTTGCCCTGCAATGTCTTCTAGTTGATGTAGGCAGTACTTAGCGTTATCCGGTAAATCTTCTACAACGTACTCTACGCCGTCAAGCGTAATCATAGCTTTCTCTTGAGCTTCACTCATAAAGTTCTCTCTTTCTTTTAAGTTAATTAGCCACTAAATTAGATAGTGAAGCAAGATAATAGCACTAAAATAATACGTATGCTATAGTTCTTAAAACCAACGCATGGTATGTTTATGGATCAGGAAACTAAACAAGAGCTGGATAAAATCCAAGAGCTTTTAGCTGAAATATCTGTAGATATGAAGACGGTAGGCCGCGCGTTTCCACGTAATTCTCTCGGTGAAATAGACGCCGATGGTCATAGGGCACACCACGAAGCACTTATCCGCGCGGCTAGAAGCCAAGAAGATTTTTGGGTGTCGCTTAAGACCGACCTAGCTAAGAAGGGTTTGGGTGCTGTTATATTTATAGCTATAGGTCTAATGGTCACTGGCGTTATGGCTAAGTTAAATTTACCTTTACAATAGAAGTGACTAGTTTCCCCTAAAGGTACAACTATGGAACACTTACTAGATTACTGTCTAACTGAGTTACAGACAGACGCGATCAACGCTTACACTAAGCACGGGTCGTACACTAAAGCAGCGACTGCTCTAGGTGTTAAAGCTGACACACTTAAGAAACGAATTCGACGCATAAAGGTTATTGCGGCCAAAGCGGGCATGGCACCTGAAGCAGGGTTGACGCACGTCACTGCTGCGGGCTTTGCTACTAAGCGCGTATCTACGCTTTATAAAGAAGACGGCTCTATTGGCGTGCAATGGCACATCCAAGAGCAAGATAAAGTCCAACAGATAGAAACTTTGGTTAGGGCGCTGGACGAGTACGTATGGAAGCCTGCCCCGATAATCCCACACAGCGGGCTAAAAGACGCTGACCTCCTAACGCTTTACACCCTCACGGACTACCATCTGGGCATGTACGCCTACGCTCCTGAGTCCGGCGATGCTTGGGATCACGACATCGCTTCCAAACTGGCAGTCGCTGCTATACAAAAGATGATCCAAGGCTCTCCTGACTCTGAGCTTGGCATACTCAACATCCAAGGTGACTTCCTGCACTGGGATGGCCTTGACGCTGTTACTCCAGCTTCTAAGCACGTACTCGATGCGTCTACTAGGTTTGGCCATCTGGTTGACCTATCCTTAGATTTCATCATGGGTGCTGTGGAGTTGCTACTTGGTAAGCACAGCCGCGTGCGAGTAATTATATGCGAAGGCAACCACGACTTGGTTTCTAGTCTATGGATAAGAAAAGCCATCGCGAAGATATTCGCCAACAACGAACGCATCGAAGTAGATCAGACAGAGTTTCCGTTCTACGCGTATCTTCACGGCAAAATAATGATCGGCTTCCACCACGGCCACAAAGTAAAGAACCGCAGTCTACCCGCCTTGTTTGCGAGTGAGCCTAGGTATCGCCAGATGTGGGGCAGCGCGGAATACACGTACATACACACTGGGCACTACCACCATACTGAGCAAGACATGGCTGAAGGCGGCGGCGCTATTGTCGAGCGGCACCCAACGCTAAGTTCTAGAGATGCGTACAGTACTAGGGGCGGCTACACCTCTTGGCGGGCAGCACACGCCATAACCTACCATAACGAGACTGGTGAATGTCTTCGTGTGACGGTTACACCAAACGTGCGCCTGTAGATTGAAAGTCCTAGCTGTACTATAATTAGCGGACTATTACCCTAGGACTTTCGCTATGGCTGGAATTAAGATAGGGGGCTTCGGAGGCATATCACCGAAAACGCCTCCACGCGCGCTAAAACCTACTCAGGCGCAACAGTCTTTGAACGCTGGTGTGTTCACCGGCTCCCTTAAACCTTTGAAAGGCCTAGGGGCTTCCGTTCAAACTGTGGTCGGCACAACGCAAACTATATACAAGTTTGGGCAGGACTCCACTGACGAAACCGCAGGATGGCTGCGTTGGGATACTGACGTAGACGTGGCTCGCGGCCAGATCAACGGTGACACTGAGGAGTGGACGTTCTACACAGGCGATGGCTACCCTAAAGCTATCCACGCCGCTGCCGTCGGCAGTCCTATACACATGGGGCTAGACCGGCCTTCCGCTGCGCTATCAACCGCGCTTGGCTCCGTACCAAGTAACTCTGCTGACCTAGCACTGGAAACTCGGGTGTATACTTACACCTACGTGTATAAGATCGGAGGTAGAGAGATAGAGTCCGCTCCAGCCGCAGGCACTACTTCTGTAGACGTGTATCCCGGTCAAACTGTTACTCTTACTGGGTTTTTAGCCCCCGGCACTGGCTATGCGGCCACACACGTACGAGTTTACCGATCCATCTCTGGCACGTTCTTATTTACCTCTGAAGTAGCGCTTGCTACAGCTATAGGTTCTGGGTTTGCCGACGATGTAGACCCCGAGTTACTAGCAGAGGAAATTCCATCGCTGGGCTGGCTAACGCCTCCAGACGACATGGCGGGGCTTACTAACTTGCCTAATGGCATCATGGCTGGTTTTGTTGGTAGAGATGTTTACTTCTGTGAGCCTTATGTGCCCCACGCTTGGCCAGACTTATATCGACAGACTATAGACCACCCTGTTGTTGGTTTCGGTCGTATGGACACCACGTTGGCGGTTCTTACAAAAGGAACTCCTTACCTTATACAAGGCTCACACCCTGATTCTATGGTGGTTGTTAAGTCCGACATCGAGCAAGCGTGTGTTTCTAAGCGTAGTATTGTCAGCATTAACAACTACGTTATCTACTGTAGCCCTGATGGGTTGGTAGCTTTGACCCCCGGCGGTTCGCAAATAATCACGGAGTCCTTGTACACCTACGACCAGTGGCAGACGCAGATAGACCCGACGAGCGTACACGCATACCACCAAGACAATAAGTACATTGGCTTTTACAACAACGGCTCTACTACTGGGTGTTTTGTGTTCGACCTGACAACTAGAGAGTTCGCGCTGTCTTCCCTTACTGCTACCGCTGGGTATCAGTCTCTGCGGAACGATAAGTTATACCTGCATTTATTAGGGGCGGTTAAGCCGTGGGGCGAAGGCTCTAACCTGACGTACACTTGGAAGTCTAAGATTTTCACTATGCCTAGGCCGCTTGGAATGTCTTGCGCACAAGTGGAAGCGGAAACCTACCCAGTCACTGCTAAGGTATACGCGGACGGCGCGTTGCTGCACACGCAAACAGTACAAAATAGATTCCCATTCCGCCTGCCTGTTATGACTGCTAGAGACTGGGAGGTAGAACTTAACGGAACCAGTGAAGTATTCGGCGCTAACATAGCGCAGTCAATGGAGGAGCTTGCCAATGTCTAAACCTAGCACGGCACTGCCCGCTATAACTTCGGATATACCGCGTGACCTCCGCATATTTTTAGACCGGCTGCGCGGTGTTCTTGATGGTGCAGGCTCACGCACGGTAATGACTCGGGCGGACTTAGAGGCATTCGGCCTAATAGACAACAAAGGTACTCCCATACTGGACGGGCCAGCGCTAGCTACTCCTCCTGTAGTAACAAACTTATCGGCGGCAGGGGCGTTTAGCAATGTCATATTGACTTGGGATAACATCAGCTACCCCAACCACGCGTACACAGAAGTGTGGGCGTCCGCTACGTATGACACGTTACTGCCTGACACCGACCCGGATTACGTACTACCGTCGTCGCTCGATAACCTCTCGACCGCAGCTCTGCTAGATACAGCGGGTGGTAGTGTTACCACTGACCAGATAGGCGGCGGCAAAGGTAGATACTACTGGGCGAGAAACGTTAACACACAAGGCACTACTGGGCCGTTCAACGCCGTGTCTGGGTTACTTGCAACTACCGCGCCGGACATAGCTTTTTTGCTTGATACTCTTACTGACTCTATTACACAAGGGCAACTTGCCACAGCTTTGTCGGACGAGATAGACTTAGTAGCTCTGCTCGAAACATACACTGGGTATGTAAGCTCATACACAGGCGACAACTTAGTAACAAGATTAGGTACTGTAGACGCGTCTGTAGTTAACATAAACTCGTCTGTATCTTCGCTCAGCAGTACAGTAAATACGATAGACGGCGAGGTTACGACGCTAAATACTAACGTATCCAACATCCAAAGCGCTATTGCGGATTTAGTATCGGGTTCTACATCGGTTTTTGTGCAGGCTTCGGCTCCGACAGGAACCATAGCGGAGTTTAGTCGTTGGTATGATAGTGATGACAACAACAAAGTATATGCGTACATCGACCAAGGCTCAGGCCTTACATGGGTCGCCTTAGACGACCCTCGTGTTGCGGCCAACGAAATACATGTCACTGCCTTAAACGCGGAGGTTTTTAATGGCGACGGGACTAGTCGCCTTGCAACAGGCACCGCACTCAACACGCTAGATACCACTGTTGTGGCGCTGGGCGGCACTGTTGTTTCTATTCAGTCAGACGTTACTGCGTTAGAAGGTGAAGTATTTAATGCAGATGGCACTGCCCGCTTAGCTACTGGTACAGCGGTTAGCGCGTTATCGAGCACTGTTGCGACCCAAGGCACTACAATAGTTTCCGCTCAGTCGGACATAACCGACTTAGAAGGTGAAGTGTTTAACGGCGATGGCACCGCCCGCTTAGCTACTGGCGCGGCACTCAGTACGCTGTCTAACACAGTGGCTAGTGATGGCCTTACAATAGTGGCGATACAGGTTGACGTTACTGAGCTTGAAGGTGAAGTGTTTAACGCGGATGGCTCTGCCCGCTTAGCTACTGGCGCAGCGGTCAGCACATTGACAAACACCGTAACTACTCAAGGTGATAGCATTGGTACGTTGCAGACTGACGTTACCTCACTCGAAGGAGAGGTGTTTAACGCCGATGGCACTGCTCGCTTAGCTACTGGCTCCGCCCTGAGCACGCTGACCAACACAGTTACAACTAACGGCACAACAATCGGGTCGTTGCAGACTGACGTTACCTCACTCGAAGGAGAGGTGTTTAACGCCGATGGCACTGCGCGTCTCGCTACTGGTACAGCGGTCAGTACGTTATCGAGTACCGTAGTAACGCAAGGTTCCGATATAGATACCTTAGAGAGCACGGCTACGACGCAGGGTGCGCTAATAGGCACAATACAATCTGATGTAACCGCCCTTGAAGGTGAAGTGTTTAACGGTGATGGCACTGCTCGCCTAGCTACTGGCGCGGCACTTAGCACGCTATCTACCACAGTAACTACGCAGGGTACTAGTATTGGCACTGCGCAGTCGGACATAACCGACTTGGAAGGAGAGGTGTTTAACGCCGATGGGACTGCTCGCCTTGCTACTGGCTCCGCTGTCACCACGCTGTCTAACACAGTAACTACGCAGGGCACTAGTATTGGCACCGCGCAAACTGACATTACTTCCCTAGAAGGTGAAGTGTTTAACGCCGATGGCACTGCTCGTCTAGCTACCGGCGCGGCGCTAACTAACCTAACAAACGTAGTTACAACCAACGGCAGTGACATAGATACTGTGCAGCAGGACATCACTTCTCTAGAAGGTGAAGTATTTAACGCAGACGGCACTGCCCGTCTAGCTACTGGTTCAGCGGTTTCGTCACTAACTAGCGCAGTAGGAATAAACACCACAAACATAACCTCCGCGCAGCAGGACATCACTGCCCTAGAAAACAGTGTTACGACGCTAGATGGGGAAACTACAGCCAACGCCAACGCCGTAACGGCGCTAGACACACGAACAACCGCAGCGGAAGGCACTATAACCAGCACGAGCAGCGCTGTTACGGCACTACAAAATTCCTTGACCACTGCGGAGGGTACCATAGCTGCTACTAGCACCGCCCTCGACGCCGTAGATACTCGCGTTTCAAGCGCGGAAGGCACTATAAGTTCTCAAGGCACGTCCATAAGCGGGCTAACCGCCGGGCTTGCTGCTACCGACTCGACAGTCGCGGGGCACACAACAAATATAAACACCCTAACCACTGATGTTTCTGCCATAGATGGCGTGGTTACTTCAACCGCCAGTGATGTGAGCGCTCTGTCCACCACAGTCGGAGAAAACACTTCTGCCGTAGAGACAGCGGCGGAGTCTATAAATGGTTTGTCTGCGCAGTACACAGTTAAAGTAGACAATAACGGATACGTGTCGGGTTTCGGCTTAGCGAGTACGCTGGTTAACGGCACGCCGTTCTCTGAGTTTATCGTGTCAGCAGATAGGTTTGCTATTGCGTCTTCTTCTGGCAGCGAGGTAATACCGTTCGTAGTTACTACCGCGACTACTACACTCAATGGTGTTAGCGTGCCTGCTGGTGTTTACATAGACCAAGCGTTTCTTAAGAACGGTGCTATCGGCACTGCACAGATCGGCGTAGCCGCTATCGACACTGCACAGATCAGTGACTTAGCTGTTACTAACGCTAAGGTAGGCTCACTAAACGCTGACAAAATAACCGCAGGCTTTATATCCGCAGACCGTATATCCACTGGGTCTCTAGACGCTAAGATCGCGACTATAACTAGCGCGCAGATACAAGACCTCGGTGCAAGCAAGATAACCGCTGGTACAATAGATGCCAGCCAAGTAACGCTCGCGGGCGTTTCACCTTCGTTTGCTATTAAGAGCGCGACCACCGGAGAGCGTATGGAGATAGAAGCAGGCGTAATTAAAGTCTACGACTCGGCTAACACACTTAGGGTTAAGCTAGGGAATCTTGCGTAATGAGCTATGGCTTCCAGCAGTTCGACGAATACGGTGAAACTATAATAGACACTAGTCAGATAGTTAACTCGTTAATTAAGATAGATACGGTCAGTATAACGTTGCAGCCGGGTTCCGCTAGTGGCAGTACTTATCCGTCTTCTATTCAATACAGCTTGCCCGGAGTTACTTCCCAGCAGGACTTAGATGATAACTATATAATACAGGAAATCCCTGCGGGGTTTAGCCTGTTCGACAACGGTGGTAGTTTCGCTAAAGCGTATGTTTCCGCAGGGGTTATTAGCTTCACTAACAACTCTGGATGTTACACCATATTCGGTGACCCTAGGCCGTGCTCATTCCTTGACGCCCGCACAGAGACATATAACGTTTATGTTGTTGGTAAAGCCTTATGAGCTATGGGATAGAAGTCCTAGACTCTAATGGGAGCACCGTTTTTAACAGCACCAACTATGTAGAGATGGCTTCGCATTACGCCACCGTGGTTAGCGGGGGTACGTTCTATACACCTTCGTGGTGTACGGGTGGCGACAAAGCGTACGAAGGCCCCCCTTACTCGCGCACTAACAGTACATCGCTGAACCTTGCCTACACTAATAAGGAGATGGCGTTCCCACAAGAAAACCCCCAAGTAATACTCCCCGGACACAAGATGGTAGTGGGCGGGGTAGATTATTTCGTTACAGGCCAAACAGGGTCGCAAAATGGCTTAACATACTTTTCATTTGATAAATCTGTGGCGGGTATCCGAGGTACTTCAGCGGCGAGAACTTTTTACGCGGTGGAATACTACATCGCTCGACCAGTTTTTTATGTGCGCCCACTGTCCGCTAGCTACTCAGGAGTGTTTTCTATAGTAGGGGGCGGAGAATCGTTCACGTTGTTAGACTACGCAAGCGGCACGAACACGTTTGAAGTTATCGTTGCCAACTCCGCAGAGGAATGGGGTTCCATAAGCGACGCCAGACCTAGTAAGTTCCTAGCAGGCACTACTGACTACGGCTTGCAAGGGCAAACTGCGTCAAGTTTCCGGTACACACCTTCGCAGCCGCTAACTTCGTTCACAACGTACGACTCCAGAACCCGCCCGGTTAAGGTTATACTCGCTAAGGGCTGGGCTGGCGGCACAGCTGGCACAGCGTCTACTTTCTCGCTGGGAAGTTTGTCTACCTCCACCACCAAACGGTGGTGCCGCATGAACTCTACTGTGTTAGCTAAAATAATTGGCTACCAAAATTACTGGACGGCTAAGTACAACTGGGCTTCTAACAACAACATCTCGCTGTCGTGGACTAGCGGCGGGGGCAACTTTACTTTGTCCACTAATTACACAACAAAAGCAGCCTTCGCTGTAGTAGAATTTGGAGATGGGTTATGATTTTAAAATTAAGAGTGGACGCCAGCGGCAATATAATAAGCCAGTATAGGACGGCGGAATCTTGGCCAGAACACGGCACTACTGAGGACGGGTTCCTCTGTCTAGACTCTATCCGTGTGCTAGACATGCAGTTAGATTACTGGGACGGCGCGGCTTGGGCGACCCGAGCCGCTGCGCCTAATAACTTTTGCGTGTGGGAGAATGGCGAGTGGGTAGAAAGCGAAGACAAGAAGCTCGTCGTGCAGTCTTGGATTATGGCACGTGGTCGGGCAGAACGCGACGTACGACTTTCTATGAGCGACTGGACGCAATTCCCAGACAGCCCTCTAACCGATGAGAAAAAAGCCGAGTGGGTAGCGTATCGGCAGGCATTGCGGGATGTGCCCGCAAACAACTCGGAAGTTACTGATCTAAATGATATAATCTGGCCAACATCTCCAATATAAGGCATAATTGGCGGCATGAGCTTTGATTACGGTAGAGTAGTATACGACGATAAGGAGCGATTCGGCAAATGGGTCGCTTCTCAGGTAGAGCAAGAGGGCAGCTGGGGCGATTATTACGCGCTAGGCGTTGAGAAAGAAGGACGGGTAACCGCCGGTGTTGTGATAAACAACTACAACATGTCTAACGCCACAGTCCACATAGCCATTGCAGAACCTAATCGTATGATCATACCCCTTTTCAAAGCAGTTTGCGATTACGCATTTAACGTATGCAAACTAAAGAGAATAACTGGGCTTGTACCAACTAACGAGCCTGACACAATTAAGTTCGATAAGCACCTAGGCTTCGTAGAAGAGTTCGTTATGAAGGATGGTGCCCCTAACGCAGATATGATGGTACTAGTATTATGGCCAAAAAATTGTCGCTGGCTTCAGGAGTCATAAATTATGGGTGGTAAAAGTCAACCGGCTCCCGACTATTCGGGAATGGAAAGAGTTGCACGCGAGCAGTTAAGATTCTCGCAGCAGCAGTACCAAGATATGAAGCCCATTGTTCAGCAGATTGCTGGGCAGCAGATGGCCGCGCAAGATCAACAGATGGAGCAGGCAGCTGACTACTACCAGTATCAGCAAGAAACCTTCCGTCCTCTTGAACAAGGGTTAGTTGCTGACGCGCAAAACTTCGACACCGAGGCTTACCGCCAGACACAAGCTGGTGAGGCTAGCGCCGCCGCCGCAAGGGCGTTTGGTACGGCTCGGGAGTCTAACGCTAGGTTCCAAGCAGCCAGAGGTGTTAACCCCAATTCTGGTGCCGCTCGTGGTGCTGGTTTACAAACTCAATTACAAGAAGCTGCTATGCGCGCGCAGGGTATGACTGGCGCTCGTAACCAAGCACAACAGTTAGGCTATGCGCGTAAGTTAGACGCCGCTGGTCTTGGCCGTGGGTTGTCAGGAGCTTCTACCGCTGCTTACGGTGGTGCTACTAACGCTGGTTCTCAAGCATCAAACGTGGCCCAATCCGCTGGTAACAACTACCAAGCTGGTCTAGCAGGCGCAGGACAAACTTACGGCAACATGGCAAGTACTCAGGCAAGTGTTTTCTCTGCTGGGCTACAAGCACAAGGCGAGATGATGGGTGCTTTAGTAGGAGCCGGTGCGACTATGTACCCTTCCGATATGCGGCTCAAGGAAAACGTTTCTGAGGTTGGCAAAGACGCTTACACAGGACTTAACCTATACCACTTCAGCTACATTAACGATCCTGACAGCACTATGTATGAAGGTGTTATGGCTCAGGAAGTTCTTAACTTTATGCCGGAAGCAGTTGCACTTACTGAAGACGGTTTCTATGCGGTGAACTACAACATGCTCGGCATGGAAATGAAACAAGTGGAGGTGGCGTAATGGGTTGGGCATCTGGAATGGCAGCAGGCGTTAGGCTCGGTGAAGCTGTAAACGCGAACAGAGCTAGAAGAAAAGAAGGTTTGGTCGCAGAGGAAATCTCTGCGTTCGACGCCGCGCAGGCCGAGCAAGCCGCAGCGTACAAGAAACAACAGGAAAACGCCCAGAACACCTCTAACGTACAAGCTGCGTTTAACAACGGTGGTATAGGCGCTGGCCCAGACCAAAACATGAGCGCGATGCCACAAGCGCCGAATACTCTTGCGGGTATGGGATTAGCTCCGGCACAGGCAGGTACTGCGCCACAACAAAGCCCTATGCCAGCTCCGACAAGAGTTGAAGCGCCAATGAGCGTCCTAGACCAGCTGCGGGCTAGAGAAAGCATATACAGAGGTGCTGGGCTTACCGACCAAGCAGACAAGCTTGCTTCGCAGGCTTTAGACCAACAACGCTATGACATAGGGCAGGAACAGTTTGATACAACAACAGGTCTGGCAAGAGAGCAGCTCGCGATTGATACCCGTGCGGCAAATACCGCAGACCAAAGAAGCCAATTTGAACTCGCCCAAGCGCAACAACAGGTAACCGAAGACGCTGAGCAGAAAAAAGGCATTAGTGAACTACAATCAACATTAGCTAGCGGGGAAGCAACCCCAGAAAATATAGGTGAGCTGTACTCTAAGTACGGTATAGACCCCGCAGTTGGCAACGAGTATGTCACAGGGTTCTATAACATCTCAGAGCAAGCTGCCAAGCGCAAACAAGAGCAACTAGCCCTGCAAACTGCGGAGCTAAACTTAGATGGTCTGGTTGACCTCCATAAAAAAGACGACTCTATAACTCCGGGCAGGCACTTTGATTACGAGCAAGTGGGCGGTAAGCTAGTCCTTTCCGAGTTCGACACTGAGACCGGCGAAAAAGTTAGGGATTTAGCAGAGTTCGGCTCTACGGCGGAGCTTGAAACAAACCTGCGTAATTTAGCTTCTGGGTACGGCGCTGCCATAGAGTCACTAGCCAACACGGCTAAAACCCAGCGCGCAGCGGCTGCGGATGGGGCCATAGAATACGCCAAAGTTAACGCCGATCTTGCAGCAGTGGATGGGGGCATTAGAGAGAAGCTCATAGACAACCTTGGCAAATTGCAGGCCGACCCTATGTTTCGGGGTATGGAACCACTCCAGCAGGAAGCTGCTATCGCTGAAATATATAAAGCCGCAGGGGTCGTTTACTCAGGCGCAATGACCCCCGGTGGAGATTACGGCGATGGCGGCGATGGCACGGCTCCTCCTCCTCCTCCTGCGGATAGTATAGCCGCTCTTAGGCAAGGGCTTCAGCGCAAAACTGCCGAAGGTGCAGAGGCAGACGCCAAAAAGCAAGTACTGTACAAAGAGGCGGAAGCTCTGATTACCGAGTTTACCCCAGAGCAGCTTGACAGTGTGGAGGTTAGTGACGAGCTTAAAGCGGCTATACAAGCAGCGTACACGGCGCAACGGGGGTATGCCGCGCAACGGACGCTTGAAAAAAGTGGTTTACGCAGTCTCTAGCAATGTTGCTACACTTATAATTAGGGTGAACAATGTCTATATTTAGTTTAGAACAACTGCGGGCTATAGCTCCTGCTAGAATGAAAGGGGCTTCCGATGCGGAGCTAGTAGTAGATTACAGCCAGCAGGTAGGCAAAGACGCGCAGGACGTTGCGGAATACTTTGGCGTGTCTACAGGCCGTGACCGTGGTGAGTTGGCTGCGGGTATTTCTTCTGGCGTAGACGTAGTGCAGATGCTTGGTACAAGTGCTGCCGCTGGTATAGCAGACATTGTAGGCGCGGAAGACACTTCTGAGTACTTGCGTGGCCAAGCGGAACGACAAGGTTATGAGTCGTATCTAGCGGGCAAGCCCGGATTAGATCGCGTAGAAGACTTAGAAGGCGTAGGTGACTATATAGACTACGCGCAGTACCAGATCGGTAAGCAGTTGCCTATTATGGGCACTGTAATGGCAGCGCAGGCACTTCCGGGCTTAGGTCAGGCTGGCACCGCTGCTGGCTTAACTAGGTTAGCGGCTATAGCCCCTAGAGCTTTAGGTGGTGGTGGCGTTCAGCAAGGTGCTAGTTTCGCAGCTCGCAAGCAAGCACTCGCACAAGGTGAGGCACTAGCTAAGTCTACTATGGTAGGTACTGGCCTTGGCTTTGGCTCTCTATATGAATCCTCCGCTGCTGATGGTGACCCTGATCCTTGGAAGGCATTACTCGGCGCTGTTCCTTACGGCTTAGCTGAAGCGGCTGTGCCTGCTGCGCTTACTGGCGTAGCTAGACTTAAGACTGGCGGATACACAGGTGGCGCGGTTTCTAGGTTTGGTAAAGCTGGCGCTGTAGGCTCTGTAACAGAAGCTGCTACTGAAGTGGCACAAACGGGTATGGAGTTTGGCATTGACGGCACTGCTACCGCTGAAGAAATGCGCTCTGGATTCCTTAACGCCGCTGTAGCTGGTGGATTAACAGGCGGCTCTATGAGCGGTGCTGTATCTGCTATTGGGCAACGAAGAATAGACGCACCTAAGAAAGTAGAAACTAACGTACTGGGAGAGACAGACTTGGCGGGCAATGCCCCCACTCCTGTACAAGAACGGCAACCAGAGTTTCAACAAAACTTAGACCTTAACGACCCACTAGCTGGGCAGTATGACGAGGCTGGCGCGCCGCAGAACATAGGTTCCATCGAACAGACAGCAGAGCAAGCAGAGCAAGCGCCTGTACTAGACGAAGACCAATTTTCTTTTGACTTCGCTACTGGGCCGCAACAAGATTTCGCTGCTTCCTTAAAAGCTACCGTTGCTAAGTTTGGCAATATAAAGCGTGGTCAAAAGAAAGTTTTAGCCCAGCGACTAGAAATGTTGCAGCGTACTAGGGCAGGCGTGCAAGCAGATAACCTTTTTGAGCAAGAGAAAACAAAACCATCTGAGCGCAGAGCTAAAAAACTACGCGAAGCTATGGCGCTAAACAAAGCTGAAAAGATTCGTGTTCTCGACGAGCAAATCGCAGACACTGCGGAACAAGTTAACGGCGCAGCCGAAGCTGCTGTAGCAAGAGAAAAGCTGGCAGACTTCAAAAATGCACTAAAAGTTATATCGGTAAACGATAAAGGTGAAGCGACGCTCACAGGTGAAATTACAGAGCGCCAGTTAGCTGCACTGCAAGAGGGCGACCCTAACGTATACGAGCAAGTTGCGCCTAAAGAAGCAGCGGTAGAAGTTCAGGGTGAAACAGATTTAACCGTGTCTAACAAAGCCGAACCAGAGATACAAAGTGACCTGTTCGAGGACGTAGTCGTAGACCCTGTTGAAGAAACACAGGCGTCACCTCTAGCGCGGGAAACAAATACTGCACCTGTAGAAGAAGTATCTCAGACACAGGATCAAATAGACTCTGAGATGTCCGCTGCTGAACAAGCTGAGCTTGAGTCCGTCGTTGTAACCGAGCAAGACTCCGCAGTTATGGACGTAGAGATAAGAAACATCCTAAAGTCTGAAGTGGATTCTACTACCGGCGAGGCTACTGGCGCGCCGACTTTGGCTGACGGCGTTCACAAAGCGATTGCGATAATGCTCCGCCACCCTGCCCTATACCCTGCCCCTAGAATAGGCAACGCTGGTAAGTCTGCTACAGACCCAGAGTACGTTAACAAAGAAGCTACCGCTGCAAACAGCGAGCAAATGAAGGGTATCCACAAGATGCTCTTGGACGTTGTTAAGTATGCGACTATTGCTAATAACCAAGCTGGTAACCTAGACAAGCGAGTTACGTCTACAGTGGGCGGTGTTACTACCACGTCTAAGCAACGTAAAGCCGCAGGCGAAGGGCCGCAGGCTAAGTACAACAAAGCGATAAGAGATTTAGAAGCCACATTCAAAAAGCTGCTTAACCCGTCTGCTGGCGGAATGAGCGATAAAGACTTGTCCGCTATCTTAGGTGCTCTTAAAGTAGACCAAGAGACTAACGCTAAGACAAGTATTAAAGAAGCCCCGATGCGCAAGAAAATTAGCGCTATCTTCACTCCGGGCTACAATTTTGTCAGCGCAGGCAAAGTAAATACTAGTATAGACTCACTAATATCCACCGCGTTTAGCCAGTATAAAGACGGAACGCTAGGCCAGAAAGATGTCGTGTCCGGCACTGTTACGCGTGGTAACAAAGCTGAAATGAAGAAAGGCAAGCCTACGCCGCTCGAAGCCACAGTGGCGGAAGCAAAAGAAGATGGCAAAGACGTACTCAGCGCTGTACTAGAAAGAGTGTCTAGCTGGAAAGGCAAGCCTAGTCCTTATGCTGTTACCCTAGGCAGAAGTATCCGTGACGTTCTAGAGCGAATGAATGAGGGCAAAGCCCCAGTTCAAGTTGAGTTTGTTGGTGTAGATAACGACGTAACTGGGCCGCAGTTTGACCCCAACACTAATACTGTATACCTGAACCGCGACGCTTCTCAAGAACAAGTACTGCACGAGGCGTTGCACTCGGTGCTACAGGGGTATGTGTACAACAATCCTACCGAAGCTAGCGTAGTAGACTTGCAAAAATCTGTGGACAACATAATTGCGTTCTCCAAGACACAGGCGTTCCAAGACGTAGCTATGCCCCAAGACCATAAAGACAAAGCGTTAGCTGTTATTGGTAAGTTAGAACAACTACGTAACGAAGGTAACCCACTCGACGCCGCTTTGGAGTTAATATCCTACGGCTCTACCCTGCGAGATTTCCGTCAGCTTATAGCTGAGATTGATCCTAGCCCTTCTGCGGCTACGCAGCCTTGGTTCGACCAACTCACCGCAGCGTTCAAAACCATTATTCGTTTAGTGCAGACGTTCCTTACGGGCAAAGGTGAAGCGGAGCGGGTTGTCTTGAACTCTTTATCACTATTAGAGAAGGCCCGGACTACGGACAACCTTGCTGACATAAGACCAGTCGGCGGCGCTAAGCTGTTCATGTCTGAATTTAACGACGTGGCTACTTTAGACAGCGCAGGCAAACCTGTAGGAGATTTATTCTCTTCGACTAAAGCTAAAGACGGCTTATACGATGCTTTTACTAGCCGCTTTCTTTTCGGTAAGAACTGGCCTGCGAGAGCTGAAGCTATTGCTAGCAGTATAGAAGCTAGGAAAGAAATAATAGCTAAGAAGCTGCCAAAGGTCGCTGCGTATATGTCCAAGTGGGCGGCGCATTTCCAGATTCCTGAGTCTCTGACTACTTACTTTAAAACGTATAAAGAGCAACGGAACACAATCTATATGAACCTAGAGCGTCTTGTGCGCTCCATTGAGAAAGGTGACACTGCTACGCAGCAGGCTATTTTCTCCTACTTAGATGGCGATACCACTGCGTTCGATGGCGTGGTTAACGGCGACCGCCTGAAGATAGAAGCGGACATTGTTCGAGACACAATGGACAGCATGATAAAAGGCTTACCTCAGTCTATTCAAGATGAGTTTGCGGGCAAAGACTTCACTAAGAAGTTAATCTACGTGAGCGACCAGTCAACTATATCTAGCCACGCTATGACTATGACTGCCCTTGGCAGACAGCTAAGCAAGCAAGGTGTATCACTGGAAGTGGACATAGTATCAGACAGCGATTTGCTAATGACGGACGCTAATGGTGACGTAGTTCTAGACGGGGAAACTTTTTATAAAGCCACTGTAACCCCAACAAACGGCACTCCCGGCTACGCTACTATGGTCAGCAAGACTAAGCACGACTTGCAAGACGGACAAATGAGCACTGCGGGAGCGCAGGTCAACGTGTCGGTGCAAGAAGGCGAGTACTCTATGAAGAAGTACGACGGTAGCAGCGGCAACTATCGTTTCACGCAGGACAACAACTACAAAGATAATTTGGATGCCCGTAAAGTATCCGCAATAACTAACGCTATGCGCAACACTGTTGGTGGCGTAGCTAGTTTCTACGCTACTCAGAACTTTATGAAGGCTATGGCCATACAAGGTAAAGAGTCTGGCCAAGTGTTTGACACTGTAGAAGACATACTAGCTACTTACCCAGAGTTTGCAGGGAAAATAGGAACTGGTGACGGGCAGAGCTTACCTGCTAGCGTAGCTCAAGCTTCTCAGCTAGGTGATAAAATACGTTTGCGCGGCCAGTTCGTGCAATACCCACAAGACATTGAGCAGTATGGTGACATGGCGGGTAAGATTGTGCATGGCCCCGTTTTCGCTGCTATGCACGATATGAGCGACCGTAACCCCCTTGTTAACGTAGAGGGCTATAACCAAGCGCTGCGAGCGTTTAAGAAGTCTAAGACTATCTACAACCCCGGAACACACGTCACTAACATAGCGTCCAACGTGACTTTGCTAATGCTGCACGACATACCGTTAAAAACTCTAGGTAGAGCCGCTAGCCTAATGGCAAGATATGAGACGGGCAAAGGTAAGCCCTTAACCCCTGACGAACTAGCGATGATGAAAGTCTTTATGAGTTCTGGCGCTATGTTGGGCAACTACTCAAGTGTAGAAGTAAAACGTGAGCTTGCTGAGAACGCGGAAAACAACCTACTGATTGACGGCAACGAGTCCGCCATGACCCGCGTTACTGCCTTTATAAACTTTGAAGCTGAGAAAGGGAACATGGCAGCTAGGCTGACGCGGAAGCTAGGTAAGAAACTAGTAGACACCGACGACGTAGCTACCCAGTTGTACGCGGCGGAAGATAACGCGTTCCGACTCGCTTCTTTTATCAAGCACGTCGGCGACTCTAAGAGCCTATCTACCGATGGGGTAGTTACAGACGAGATGCTTCAGGCAGCCGGTCGTAGAGCGCGCACAGACTTCCTAGACTATGACATTGATTCTAAGTCAGTAAAAGCTGCGCGGCAATCTTGGTTACCGTTTGTGTCTTGGACGTACGCTATTACTCCTGTGCTGGGCCGCATTGTTCTGCACCAGCCTTGGAAAGTTGTAAACCTTCTAGCAGGATACGCCATGATTGATATGGCAGCGTCTGCACTAGTAGGAGACGATGAGGAAGAACGCCGTCGCGGCCCTGCTAAACTTGACGAGAACGTGTTTGGTATCCCCGGATTACGCACATACATCCGTTTGCCTTTTGGCGACGACAACAACCCTGTGTACTATAAGCTAGGTGATTACATACCTTTGGCTTCTACTGTTAAAGGACTGCCGACTAACAATGGATTTATGGGCATAGATTGGTGGCCACAAGGATTACAACCGGGCGGGCCGTTTATAACTGCTGTCGTCGCTTCCATTGGTGGAGTTGACGCGTTTACAGGCGAGAAACTATACAAAGAGACTGACTCTAGCTTTGATAACGTTATGACCGTAGGGGAGCAGCTGCTCAATGTAGCTACGCCACCTTGGCTAAGAACTAGCAACATAGAAAAAAGCATAGACGCTATTCAGGGCAATACCAACTTTGCTGGCAGGAAACAGGATGTCGCTAGATTATTAATAGGCAACATACTAGGACTTAAGATTGACGGGTACAATGTACAGCAAGAGATGTTGTCTAAGTCGTATGAAAGCAGTCAGTTAACCCGCGCTTTTGGTGAGGCTATGAATCGCATAAAAAGGGAAGAAACCCGTAGCGGTAACCCGGACTACGAAGGTATGAATGCTGCGATGCAGGAATTGCAAGCAGATTTATATGACAAGCTAAACGAACTTTATAAGCTAGAGGAATAACAATGGCTACCCCTAGAAAAGGCAAGGCGAAAGTTAAGGTCACAGCTAGCGGGAAGAAGGTTAGCTATGGCCAAGCAGGTAAGGCGAAAGACGGCGGCGCTCGTGTAAAACCGGGCACGTCTAAGGGTGATAGTTACTGCGCACGTAGCCTAGGCATAAAGAAGGGCTTGCCTAAAGCTAAGCAGAACGACCCCAATACACCGAATAACTTATCACGTAAGCGTTGGAAGTGCTCTGGCGCTAAGTCGAGGAAATAACATGACACCATGTAAAGGTTGCCCACACCCTACTAAGTGTAAGAAAGCTGGTAGATGCCTAAAGAAAAGTTTGCCTAAACGCGGACAGCGTACAGCGAAAAATAAGAAGAAATAAAAAGCCCCAGTTAAGAGGCTTTAAGTTAGGTCTTGCTTAGCGATTGCTAGTAGACCTATTACTGTGATGATAATGCCGTAAAGAACCATGAGGCCTCCGTAAGTTGAAGCGGCATTATAGTGGCTATCGGTTATGATCGGAAATCACTGTTTATCATGGCTTACATATCATATATGGTATATCTTTATTATTCCTCGTGTTCAAATGTAAAGTGTTCATCAAAGCCGTTCATTATGTACTCTTCGATGCAGTGTTTAATTGTCTCTTCAGTAGGCGCATCCGTGTGTTTGTGCGCCCTATTGTAACCAGACTCAATACCTGACTCGACTATCTCTTGTATTAACTTATGTATTTTAACTTTCATTGCGATATTCCAGCTCATCTCGCATTACTTTGCGCAAAGCTGGGCGCATGGTTTTCTGAGTATCTAAGCAAGCCTGTAAGTGCTGTGTAGACATATCAGCAATCTTTACATGCACCAGCGTCTCATCACCATTCTTACCATAAGTTCCCCACTTGACCACTTCTCTTATCACTTCATGGCTATCGTCTGAGGTGGCAGTTAGCATTTCCTCATCACCGTTAGCAGAGCATCTAACATAATCACAGCCACCATCTAGCATATACTCTTTGCCGTTGGCATCTGTATGGGTCACATAATCGTGACGATGCTTTGATTCTAGTATTGTTCCATCAGGTGTCTTCATTTTACTGCTTAATATATAAACCATTAGCTTACACCTTTTATTTGTGGGCCAACATTGCCAGCAGCATCAGTTTCGGGAGGAATAATGTAGCTTGTAATATAGCAATCAAGTAACTCTTCCTCCTCTAGCATCTTTTCGCCGTAAATATTACCACGAACATGCCCATAAACATTGCCACCAACATCGCAAGCAACATCGCCATTAACATTTCCACAAACATTGCCACCAACATTACCAACAACATTGCAACCAACATCGCCACAAACATTGCCACCAACATTACCACGAACATGCCTATAAACATCGCCATAAACATTGCCATAAACATCGCCACCAACATTGCCAATAACATCGCCATTAACATTGCCAATAACACGGCCATTAACATCGCCAATAATGGAGCAGCGCACTTCTTTTATTTCGATATGCCCTGTCATGTCTTTAACTATTGTTATGTTTTCTTTTACAAAGTCTAGGATTTCTTTATCTGTTAGTTTCATTAGTTTACCACTCCAGCTTCAAAGGTCAGGGGAAACCTCGATCTAATTGCAGCGGGTATTACCCCAAGAGTCGGTGCGGCAGGTTGTTCTGCTGCCGTTTTTGCCAGTGATAACAGTATTACCCCAAGAATCTTTCCTTGCAGTTGTACCGTCACTGCCTCTGGTGTTTCCCCAAGAGTCAGTTCGGTAAATCGTGCCGTCACTTGCTTTTGTATTGCCCCAAGAATCTTTCCTGTAAGTAAGGCCGGTGCCGCTATCCCGAGTATTACCCCAAGAGTCGGTGCGTAAAGTGCCGCCATTGCCGGCGTCACAAGTATAATTAGTATTGCCCCAGCTATCCGTTCGATAAGTACAGGCAGCGTTGCTTGTAGATGAAAGTATTACAGTCATAGCTATTGTCGCTATAGTTACCTTAAGTTTCATAGTTAACTCCAAAAATTTATTTATGTTTCCCGGTTTTCGTTCTAGCAAACGAGCGGTTCTTAGACTTAGGCTTAACCGCTAGATTACTTTTACTATTAGAGCCGCCTTTTGATAGCGGCTTCTTGTGATCGACATCATTGCCATCACCCTTCTTGATTTTGCCAGCATCGCGCATCGCCTTGTTAGCAGCGTTGCGCTTAGCTCGGTTCTTCTTTTGCTCAGCAGTACCTTGGTACTTGTCGTACTCAGCCCTGTAGTCTCTAGGTTTCTTAGCCATTGGAAGCATCCTGTAAGCCGTTAAGCAGTGCCAACGACACTGAACTTTGTTTCTTAAAGTCCGCCCCAGACAAAGAGTCAATGAACCTAGGGTGGTTTAGGTTAACAAGTATACACCACGCCTGACCGGGGTTTCTACCTCTGCAATTCTTGAACATAGTTACTCTAGCGTTGGAGTCTACCAAGGCACCCATGTTTTGCAGCTCACGGAGTACGCGGTCTTCTGCGTCGTTATTCTCCTTGACGAACTTCTTAAACACAGCCCTGTTAATAGCCAAAGTAGAGCCGGGCATAATCGGGTTGTTCGCATCGTACACATACTGCGTTCGCATAACGGCTTTGAGAGGGGCAGGCTCTCTAACCATAGGCTTTCCGCCTTTACCATAAGGCTGAGTGACTTCGATGATCTGGTCGTTGTACTGCTGCATAAACTGGCCAATAACATCAATAGCGTCTACCTTGGCATCCACAGTATCTTTGCGGAGCTTCGTAACAGTCTCTAACATAAACTCTATCGTGCCTTTAACGTCGAATGGGAACAGGCCTAGCTTGCTACCTATCTTACCCATCGTCCAAGCAGACTTGATCATCGACTCGTAGAACCTTTCCTGCGGGGCGAAGTCAAAGCCAAACGTCTTGTGGAAGTCTGCGTGCCCTTTAGCCGCTACTTCTTTGGGGCCACCCAAGTGGACTACTGCCTGCACTAACTCAGGGAAAGCCCAGCCGTGGTTCTCTAGCAGTAGGTCTGCGTAGTTACTTGCCACCTTGCCACCACTGTCGTCACGTAGAGATACAAATGTTCTATCGTTCTGTGGAACCTCAAACGCTCGGACTCGCAATGGCTCGGACTCTTGCTTCACCTGATCGAACTTGCTCATCAGTGAAGTGTTCGTAGTCATAAACGTAGGGCCATCCCACACAGCAGGGTGACGAATATCGCGACCGGGAGTCATGGTGGTCTTCTCTTGCCCTTCACTGAATGAGTAAGCCATCTGTGCTACTTGATGCTCGTCAGCCATGGTGATCTCATCAATCGCCATAGGCAAGTTGTTCAGCGTGCCGCGCATACCATAGATAGCGTTTGTAGTGTCGTTCCTACCTTGTATAAGACTGCGAGGGTTACCAAACATGCTGTTAACAGTAAGCAGCGACAGCGTTTTACCAGTTGTCGTGTCCGTTGAGTAGACAGAAACAATGCTACTGCCCATACCCATTTGTTTGGCGATGATACCCGTAGTAGCGATAAGCGCACACGTCCTGATCACCTGTGTACCTGCTAGGTTCAGCATATCCATAGCCTCTACGAACTTCTCGCGGGTGCCTTGGACTACGATGCGCTCCTTGTATCTCTCAGCGTTGCCAACAATACGACGTGATGTTGCGTTGTTCGGCGGGTTAATGATCTGCTGCCCGCATATAAACGAGCCGTCTTTCTGCCAGCCGAATGACTTATAGTCATAGCCGGTAGCTACTTGGCTCTGAACCATTTGCAAGTAGTCCATAAGATACCCTCTAACTTTTTCTTGTTGGTTGAGCGACTTCAAACCAAATATCTGATTGTCTAGTAGGAACCCAGAGAACTCTTTGCCAGCACTTGATAGCACTGCTGCTAAGTGGTCGTTCTGCTCCCAGCCTATAAGTGGCTTTTTAATTGCCAAAGTAAACGACGTCTGCCGGTCTTCAGGACTAAAGTATATTGATACAATATACATCGGGTAAGTGCTCGTAAGCTCCCAATCTTTAGTCTCGTTTCCATCTTCGTCTTTAACTACGATCTCATGGTAGATTTGATCTCTACGCATTACGTAGCCTTCAGGCATTGGAATCTCTACTTCTTGATCTTCACCTGATTCGTCTTGTACTACAACAACCTGCACGTCAGTGCTACTAAGCTGCGCCGGAGAAGTCTTCTTGCCTTGGTATGGGCAAGCCTCACAACCCTTGGGGCAATGCAAAGCGAACGTAGCGCAAGTAGTCGGGCCAGTAGCATTCCAGCCCTCCAGCTTTTCCATATTCTTTTCTAGATCAAACTCTGGGTGTTGGCCAGCGATACGTATGATAGTTTGCTCTGGGTCAGGCGTGAACTTAGCCAGCCCTAGTGACGCACGCCATAGTGGCTCTTCTACTGGGTCGCCCGCTGCGTTGGTAACTCCGCCGCTCTCTACGATAGCCCTGACCTGCTGACAGTGTTCCGCTATGGAATCTATGTCCAAGTCGTTGCCTTCGTTGAGCACCGCGTCTAGCATCGCACTACGCTTACGCTGGGGCCGGTCAGGGCGTTGTGGAGTTGTATCCATCCACTCAGTTAGCTTACCTGCCAACAGCAACACATCGTGTTCTACGCCGTCGTCGAGCAACACCTTAACTTCTTTCCAGTCTGAAGTTTTCTTGTGGAACGTGCCAACTGGGCGCAGAACCATAGACGGATCGTGTATCTTAGAGTTATCAATCTCCAAGCCTTTGGAAGCTAGTGCGGCACTCAGTGCCTTAGACACCTGTACCCACTGCTGCTTAGATATGCACTTGTCCAGCACCCAATATACATGGGCACCGATACCAGATGACACGATCAACGGCTTCGGCAACTTTAATTCTTTGACTACTTCCGCCAGCTTAATGAGTCCATCACGCTGCGTCTTATATGGCTTGTCGCCACCACAGTCTAGGTCAAAGCATAAGCTCTTAAAGAAAGTAGCTTTATCTTGGGTACGGCGAATCTTTTGTTTGCCTTCATCCGTAGTAACTATGTTGTCAGCGAATGCGCCAACACTGTAATAAATTGTAGCCTCTGGGTTCTTATCCCAAAGCGCCATGTTAGCAGCGGCATCGTCCAGCTCCGCGTAAGTAAATACTTCTCTGTTCCAAAAAATGTTTTTATTATTATTGTATTGGGTTACTACAATCGCATCCCGATCTGGGCATACCCTCTTTAAAAAATCTAATGTATTCACTCTCTATCCTCAGACAAAAATGAGCCGATTAGATTCGCTAATCGGCTCATACTTAGGGTTATCAGTCGAACAAGCTGTCTAACTTCATCTCAAGCTCTTCAGACTGCTTAACTGGCGCTACTGCTGGCTGCTCTGCTGGCTTACTGTCTAGCGCTGGCTCATAGTACGCCGACGCTTCATCGTCCTGAATAGACACCTTCGGTGCTGCTACTTGGGCGTGCGCTGGCGGCGCGGTCAATGCTGGCCCAGCGCTCTTCGGTGCCATAGTCCTGATAGCAATCTTAGTGTCGTCAGACAGCAACAAGGTATCTACTAGGGGAAGAGCTTTTTCTGGAACATAACCGTTTTGCTTGAACAGAAGCCTAGGATAACTCGCCTGCTCGTCAAAGCCAAGCTGTGTGATCGCTTCCTCTGGGCCGATGTTATAATTAGCTAGCTCTGTGAAGTACTCACGTAGTGCGCGCATTGCACTAACTGGCACAGTTAAACTATAGACTTTCTGCGGGTCTGCGGCGGGCACGACAGCTAAATGGCGCTGGTCAGCACACATCTTAGACTTAGCACCTGAAGGCAGAATCTTAGAGCCTAGTACGTTGTTTGGGCAGTTGGCGCAGCTATCGTTGGCTGGGCTTTCTACTGATTGGTCAGGGCGCAGGCCGTCGCTAGAGAAACAAGCTGGGCGTTTGTCTTCCGCTGCTGGGTCAAATGCCTTGGAGTAGAATACTTTACTTACTCTAGGGTTAACGCCAACAATAATAGCGTCCAACTTATCGCCTACTACTGTTTCTACGCCGCCTTCCACTAACCTAAACTTTCCAGCACGGATGCTGATACGTGGCACACTGGGTGCTGAGGTAGTTACGATAGCGTCAGCAAGTGATGACTTAACTCCGGTCTTGTTACGTTCCGCGATACGCGCGGCGATGTGGGCTGGTACTTGTACGTTGTTCATAATACTAATCCTTATTGGTTTTTTCTAAAGTTGAATACACTCACTGAACTAAAATTAACTCCCGGCGGTGGTTCGCCAGCAGCCTCTATGTAACTCCTAACAGCAGTCTTAGAAGCACGCGACTCTAGTAAGTCCCACGCGTCGTTGTCTCTGCAAAAGTTAAATAAGTCTTCTCTTGATGCTACAGTAGCTGAGTGGTGTGTTGACCAATAAGCTGTACCCGCATCTGTCTTGATAGATGAAAGACCATCTTCTTGTGACTTAACAGTAAACCAGTTTTCTAACGTTATCATCTTTTCTTTGATGCTGGCTTTGCGCTGCTTATACTCTTTGTCTAGCGCGTCGAGTTCTTTCCTGACCTTTAGGTATCGGTCAGCTGCCGTTTCATAGTTCATACATTTCTCCAAGTAATTTAGTCACTACTATTAATACCACGCACTAAGTCTAAGAACTCAGCTAACGTGTTTTGCTTTGCTCGGAGCCTTCTATAAAGCTCCGCTTCAAAGTTCGTTGCGTAGAGATGCCACACAGAAGTTCTTCCTTCCGTATTCAGTCTACGTATTCTTGCATTGGCCTGCTCGTACTGCTCAAGTGAGTAGATCGGAGCGTACCAAATAATATCCTTCGCCGCAGTCAGTGTCAGTCCATGCGCCGCAACCTTGGGGTGGGCCAGTAGTATCTTAGGCTCATCAGTGTGCTGGAAGTTATGGAATATCTCATTCCTATCCTTAGAGCTAACGTCACCATTAACAAGCTCCACACTGTGGCCATCGCCGCGCAGCTTCTCTATAAGCCATCGCTGTACGCCCTTTAGTGGCACAAAGATTATTACCTTCCCACCTATCTCTTGCAGCAAATCAGTAAGGGTATTATACCGCGAGGAGCTGTCTATGACAATTGAGTCGTCCTCGCTGTAAACAACACCACAACAAATCTGTAGCAG